AGTTAGCATTAGTTCGATTTGTAGAGATACCTATCGAGTCACCTGTATTTCGATTGTATCTTACTTTATCTCCAGTTTTAAATTTATGATTTGGTAAACGTATGGATCTAGATGGGATGAATATTCTAGATAAACCACCACCAGGATTTGAAATAGTTACTGTTGTTCCTATTCCTGGCCCAGCAGTTGTTCCAACACCAACTGATTCCACTGGATTGAAATAATATTCAGTATCAACTTGATTATCGAATTCAGTTGTAAATCCAACGTCTATCTTAAACTTTCTAGGATCTTCCTCTATTGGTGTTCTAATAGTATGAGTTGCTCCAACTACACCATCTTCCAAACTATTTTGATTTCTTAAAACTCTTATTCTAGAATTTGCAGCGTCAATATTTAATATTTTAACTGTTTCTTGTCTTGTTCCAATACCAACTTTTAAAACATCATTTTCTCTCAAATTAAGATTGTTGAGACTGTCATTTGGTGATGGTAATTTACCTTGAACATTAAAGAAAGTTACTAATCCAGTGGCAGCCACTGATCCTATACCTTGAGAAACAACTAATTGTGCAGATGAGATTCCGATGTTGTATGATTTACCACCGAGATCAGAACTTGTTGTTGACATTCCTGAGACGAATATCTGATCACCATTCTGCAATTGCAATGGAGTTGTATGAACACCAACAAATCTACCTCTCTCTTGTGCTGGATAAAATTCAATATTTTCTAATTTAGTATTAGTAACAGCGATAGTGCCAATTCCAGGCCCTCTAACCTTAGATACTTTTGCTACAGTTTCAAAATTATCAGCAACTTGTTCTTCAAAAACAACTTTATCACCAACTTGATATGATGATCCGCCAGTGACAATTCCTACTTTATCTACTGCACCTTCTGATGCATAAACTATAGATCCTTCTTGTGTTACAAACTTGTATGATTGACTTACATAATTATAAGCACTATCATCTTGAAGTAATTCATACGGTTCTGTATTTCTTACCCAACTAGTTTCATTAAGATCAATTTCATCTTGATTACTCCTTGATAGGAAGTTGAACTCATTTGGTTGTGCTCCAAAGTTTTCACCGAGTAAATATGGAAATTTTGGTTTCTTAAAGTTGTCAAATGGATCGCTAGAATCATCAGTTAGCGTAGATTCAAGAGTAGCAAAGTATGCATATACTCCATTTGGATATTCTGGAGTTATACCATATCTTCCGTTGTTTTCATCAAGAAAACTTTCATCAGTGCTACTATTCCAAGTAAAATCCTCTATAAAAAATTCTTGAGGAAAAATACTGGTAGGAGGTCTATTTGTTTTTAAATCTATAGAATACCCAGATTTAAGTTGTGTTACAGATCCACCTGTGCTCTTCTCATATCCATATGGGCCATATATTGGAAGACCATCATAAGCCCAACCAATGATTGGTGAATGTTGTGTTTTATCTTCTTCTGTTTCACCATTTAATAATGTTAAATCTCTACTTCCAAATAATGGATCACCATCAGCATTATTCTGATATACAATTTTTCTTAACCCTCTTGGTGCATATGCATGTGAAACTTGAAGTTCACGACTTATCTGTGTTGGTTTTTCTATGAATGTATCAGAGGAATCTATATTAGTAAAATTCTTTCTAACTTCATTAACTTGCCATGTTTTGAGATTTGATTGGAATATTGCAAATTCACCTGCAGATTCTACGTTAAGGGAGGTTGTAGACGCACCGTAACCAATACCACCCTTAATTATCTTGACTGATCTGATTTGACCACCTACTATTTCTGGAACTAATTCTGCTCCAGTTCCAATACCTGTAACTGAAATACTAGGAGGAGTGTTATATGATTGACCTCTGTTTTGAATTGCAACGTCAATAATTTGACCATTAGCAACAACAGGCAATAATTCACCACTTACACCAGCATATAAATCAACTCTTGGTTGTCTATTAAAGTTAAGTATTTCAGATGCACCATAACCAACACCACCATTTGTTAAATGAACAGACGTTACTTCTCCTCTAAAGAGAGGCTGAGGTACACATTGAAAATTCTTTCCTTCAATTGAACTTATACCAACAATACCTTCTACTGTTACAACAATCGGATCATAATTAAAACTATGAGTTCCAACTCCGATGGATCTTAAGTTTTCATATTGTTTAGTTCTAAAATAGAAATCTTTTGCAGTTGTTCCAACACCAACTGTTGATAATTTAAATGTATTTTCATCTATAACAAAAACATAGTATTTCTTATCACTTGCAAGACCCTCTACAGCAGTTCCATTTGCATCAGCACTATAAGTTACAATCTCACCTGTCTTATAATCATGGTTATTAATTGTAATTCTATCGAGTGCTGTATTAATACCAGTTGGTTCACATGTCTTAAGTTTATTTTCATATCCTTCACCTGGTTCTAATACGTTTATACTACCAACTTGAGATTTTCCGTTTAATGATTTAAATTGATGATTTCCCTCACCAAACGCAGTAAAAGCTATGGTATTAATACCAGCAACAGCTTCATCTAGATTTCTATGAAGTCTGATTGTTTTTTCTGGGAACCAAGTTGTTCCAGCATATCCTACAAAACTTGATATTGTTGTTATTCCACTAGGAGTATCTGTATTAACGTAATATACAGCCCCAGTGCTTAATCCTGCTAATGCCTTTTCTCCAAAAGTATCATATACAATTCTTTCATGATTCCTAAATTTATGATATGTTAAAAATCCTACATTATAATCATTATGAGTGGTAATTGCAACTGTTTGAGATCCTGATCCAGCGTTAAAGACCACTTGATGTGGAACAGTAACCATTTTACATTCTGCTACAGCACCAGTTCCATTTCCACCACTAATTGATACTTTAGGAATATCAACATAATCAAAGCCTGGATCTAAAACTCTAATCTCTTGTAAATTACCTCTAGTTGCTACAAAACCAGTAGCACCAACACCAGTGGCATCATTGATCGCCAGTAATGGGGGATTTATAACGTCATATTTTCTTCCACCACCAGCAACATCTATAGATTTTATATCACCATAATAACAAAGATCTTGAGACTTATAACTTAATATTTCTACACCATTAATTAATATTCCATTATATCCAATTCTAGTTGGATATTTTTTACCATCATAAACTGGCATATCAATTTCTCTAAACAGTTTTTGAGGTAAAATCTGTTTTCTATGAAATTCATATTTTTCAAAAGTGTTATTTGTAATTGTAGTTGTAACAGTTGATTCCGATACTTTTTGATAATTACCATCATATAGATTTGATCTAGATTTTGCTAATTTTATATCATTTAAATTTACTCTCTCTACAAAATAAAGTCCTTCACTGAATAGAAAACTTGAAATACCTCCGTCATCATCTTTTTGTGGAGTATAGTAAATTGCATCACCACTAAAGAAATTATGATCATTAGCACCTGTGGTAATACCAATAATAGTTTGGCCACCAAGAAATGTTCCTGATAAACTAATTTTTTGTGTACTTGGGTTTAATTTATGATCTGATCCATAAGTTGGTATTGAGTTAGAGGCAATTAGATTTGTAAGTTTAGAAAGCGTATGTGCATACCCAACTTCCTGCATATAAACATTTTGAACATTCGCAGTATAATCATTTAAATGTTGATGATTATTATCAACACTACTTCCATCGGAATTTGGTTTTGAAAGAGTTTTTGTTATTGCAACCACTGCAGAAAGGCTACTTATCGCAGCACCTCTAATTCTAACTTTTGTGGCACTTAAAACATCAGTGACAGCGTAACCACCATCTAAAGTAGCATTGTTTGTTTGAACTGTTACAGTATCATTTAATCTTATTCTATGAAAATCTTTTGTTACTACTTCGTAAGTATTGTTAGACGCATCTTGTAATGTTATGCTATCAATATTATACTTTGGTTGAACATTAAATACCCAGTTATTTGATTTAAAATCAGTTACTTTAGCAATCTTTCCTAAAGACTTTAATTTTATCTTTGCACCCTTTCTTTGATAAAAAGTATTAGGTAATTCAATACCACTTAATACACCTGTTATACGACACCGTATGCCGTCTGTAGTGACCCCTGCAGTGCTGTCTGCTTGCCCTAGGGCATATACATAGGTATTTTGTTTAATAGGTGTAGCATCCTTAATAGTGGTGGTTATACCAGTGGTGCTTATGCCTAAAAATTGTGTTATGTTAGTGCTTGAATATGTGCAAACTCCTGTCGTTCCATTTTGATATTTGAACGTTAATGATCCTTTATCAGGAAATCCTATTGTAGAATCAACATCTATAAATGTCTGTGCAGCACCAACTGATCCTACATTCCTTGAGTTAGCATGAATACCAAATTCACCATATAACAATTCATCAGAACTACCTGTTCCAAAAGAAGCATCAATACTAACTTTATAATAAGTGTCTGTTAATAGACCAACTCTGACCCTCTCAACCATTGATACAGGGCCGTATGCTCTAGATAAATTCTCAAAGGGATCTTGGAAAAGAGTTTTATTCTCAAGATCCATCGGATCACCCTGTATCGCTTCAACTATAATGTCACGAGTCTTTCTGTAGTTTGCGTCTGATGGAGCAATGACATAATCAGCAGGTCTTACAATATCTACTTCTTCATTAAATAATGACTTGAATAGTATTTTAAATGATTCATCAGTTCCTCTTGAATTATAAAAATCTTTTGAGTGACGAATAAACTGTGGTTGATTTAATCCAGTGTTTAAATCTTTTTGAAAACCAGGTAAAAATTGTTTCTTTGACTTCTTTAAAAACTCCTCTAAGAATAAAACACTTAAATTATTAACTTGACCACCACTTGTCCCAACACCAACAGCATGACTAGCTGCCTTAGATGATGAAAAAACAAATTCCTCTGGTTCATCAGGATTGCTAAAAGAGGTTATACCAGAAAAACCACGAATACAACCAGTAAATGAATTTGTTGTTAATCCAGTATATGAAATTATTTCATTATCTATCTTTAAAAGACCATAACTATCAGGAAATCCAGTTGTATCCTTTACAGATATGGTTTCATCAAATTGACCAACGGCACTTGAGAGAGTTGTAAAACCAACTAGAGTTCCAGATTTGTTTAATTGTACATAAGAATCTAAATTATTGATTATATCAATTGGGCCACCCTGATATTCTTGACCCTGATAATAAGCACTTAAAAATTCACCAACTAAAGGACTGTCATCCTTCACATAACTAGGAAGTTGTTCTTTTACAACCTTATTAATTTGAACTTTTTTTTCTGTCATGTGGTTATCTTACAAGCTTCTTGTCTTTATAACTTGGAGTAACAGTGTATGTTGAACCAGATGGGTCTGCACCTGAAGCAATTTCGTCAATAATCATTTCTACGTTACTAGTATCTAGTTGCAAATATAGATCCTGTAATCCGATTACATCATTTGAGAATGGGCAAGTGGAAATTTCTAGGATTTGTTGAGCATCTTTTGTCTTACCTGATGTAATATTGATAGGATTAAGTGTAATTCTACCAGTTTCATAGTTAACTACACCTATATTTTGCCTCTCAATCAACGGTGTGGTTGATCCTGGTGCATCTAAAGAGAATAAACCAAGAGTTCCAGTCTTTGCATCAGCGTTTGGTAGGTCATATAAGTAAACTTCATTACTAATATCTAACACTCTAAAGGCAGATGAACGAATATTAAACCCATCCATGTATCTAACATCAAATCTATTACCAAAATCAATGGCATATTCGGCAAATTGATCGGTTGCTAGTCTTAAATCTCTCCTCATTTCCACAGTTGTGATATTAGAAGTGATAGATTCATGACTTTGATCGATAACTTTTAAGAATTTACTGTATTTAAACCTTGCTCCATACTTATTTAACTCTGCAGATGCAGCTAATTTATTAATATTACTTAAAATTTGTGATGAAACCGTTAAAGCGTTAGGTGCAAGACTCGTATTATAGTAAACTTTGCTCTCAGTCTCAAGAAAGAGATACTTGAGATCGAGAATTTCGGGTACAATTCCAGCCACAGAGTATTTTCGGAGGTCTCTTTTGATATTTTCCTTAATTGCATTAGGAACAAAGTCACCAGTTCGAGGTTTTATGCTAATAAACACCTTTCCATACTGTGGAGGAACCAATTCTTCGCCTCCATAAACTGAAATTGACTCAGTTTCTGGGTAAATTTTGTTAGGAATTAAAATTTCATAGTCATTTGAGGTCAAAGCACGGTTTTGAGTGGCATAAATCTGTGGTGCAAACTTTTTAACGGACTCAACACTCTCAATTTCAT